GTCCTAAACTGCTGGGCACTAATACGGCCGGCAGCTCTTTGCTCATTGGCAGGTAATTCTCTAAGAGGCTTGTCCATTTTACCTAACCTGGCTAATAAACCTAAAGTACTTGTTTCGTAAAATGCTTTACCTAACATGCCAAGGCCGGGGATATCTCCTAAAGTTTTAAATAAGACACCTATGCCACGAATACTGTCGCTTGTAGTTTTGCCCAGCTCTTCCATCTTTTTTGTAGTTTTTTCTATATTGGTATCTTCACCAAGGGCCTCTAATGCGCCAAGAATTCCTTTACCTATTTCCTCTTTTACATTTTCGCTGGCGACCTTTAACAGGTCCATCTTGCCTGCGTAGGTAGTTAATCTTGCCTGGGCTTGTCCGGCGAACTTGTCATTGAGCTCGGCTAATATCTCATCCATATCACCGGCCTTTAATGTGGTCTTACTAATGCCTGCACCTAGTCGGCTTAGGGCCGTAGTGTTACCGGCATAAGCACGTGATAAGGCCGCGCTGACTTCTTGAACAGATTTACCGGTAGCAGCGCTAACATTTAAAGCCACGTTTAAGGCTTTCTGGCTTTCGGTGATTGAGCCAGTTACGGTCAGTAGCTGCTGAAAGGCCGGCCTCAGCTGGTCATCCAGGACGCCGGTCGCTCTTTGCAGGTTAGCAATATAAAGCTCTACCGCCGGCGATGAGAAAGCAAAGCCTGTATTTTTTAATTGCACTTCTAAAGATTTAGCTGCTTTTTGGTCAGCGGCGAATGCGGCTACTGCCTTTTTACTGTAATTAACAATATAGGCCGCACTAAATACACTGGCGAAAGTCTTACCTAAACTCTTTACTGATTTTTCAAATGTGGTTAATTCTTTCTTGCCTTTTTTCAGTCCTCGATTATCAAAGGTACTGACCGCCGATACAATTAAATTAGGCATTATGCCGCCTTCCTAATCTCGGTATCTTTAATAAACTTAACGGCTACGGTGTCGATGGCTTTAACTACTGCTGGTATTACCTTATTGTTTTCCTCATACCAGGCCTTGTAGATAACACGGCCACGCTGTTTACCCTGACCCTTCATACTGCTTAAGAATTCAGCTGCGGCATTAAACTCGGCCGGCGCATTTGGATTCAGTGAACCTTTGCCTTCGGGTACTCCTAGACGCCCAGCAGTTTCAAATATAGCTCCTGGCGCCGTCACATTGGCAACGTAGAAAGATGCTCTAAATCCTCTATCGTTTCGGCGATTTTGTCCTGATCTATAAATAATACCTTTACGGGCTTGCTCATAATCGTAAGTAGGGAACGGCCTATAATTGACCGTATCGGCTGATGCAGTTTTTTTAGCCCAGCCAGTTAGTACGTCATCATTGGCAGGCAAGTAACCCCGGGCCTTATTTTGTACAATTACCATAGCTGCTTTTATATTTTTCTGCATCTCTTTGTTTAGCGCCGGATCCACTTTGGTCATAGCCTTTTGGAGCTCTTTAACGCCGTTTACGACTACTGGCATTTTTAATCTCCTTTGCTCTATCCCGTAGGACCTGCACTATGGCCTCTAGCATTCTAGGGTCCATCTCTATAAATTCTTTAGGCGCAATCCCGAGTTCGACGCTTAACGCGGCGATACTGTAAGTAATCGAGTCACGCCCAATTATTTTTTTTCTTCATCTAGTACTTCGACGGTATCTAAAGTTTCTATAAACTCCAGACCGAAGGTAGGTACAGTTATATTAGCCCTGCGCAGGCATTCCCAGGCTAACCAGTAAATTTCGGTTTGCCTTTCATGTTCGCGCAGGACTTTTGAGATTCCTGCTCCGTGCTTAACTTCGAAAGCATATTCGACACCCGGCGTAATCTTGTGCTCAGTTACTTCGCCGTTAGCCCTTGTTATCTTTAGCTTTGCCATTATTGCTCCTTAGAAGGTTCCAGTAGTTGCGTAGGCAACAGTAGAATTGCAGGTAAACGTAATCGATGAATTATTGATGCTTGCGACATCTCCATTAATCGGTGTTAAGTTATTGATCAGAATCGATACGGTGTATAGCGGATTAGTTGCGCTTACGGCAGTACCTTTTACTGGGATTAATACGGCGGTTACAGTAGTTCCATAATTAGTCTGCAGTAATGTGGTTACTTGTGACGCAGCGAAATCATTAAAGAAATCGATTTGTAGGGTGGAATTTTCCAGACCCTTTGTATATCGATGAGATGTATCTCCAAGCGCGCTGATTTCTAGCTCGTCGAAGTTTTGAGTTAAAGTCACGCTAGAAACGTGATCTGAAATATCTACCGTAGCGATTTTCACGCCTACGGTGGAGTTAAGCATTACGGCCATGGTTATTCCTCTTTCTCTGCGGTAGGCGCAGGCTTTGGCTTTTGTGTTTCTTTTATCTGTCCAATTCTGGCCAGAAAGTTATTTTGGTTTATATCGTATTCATCTGACATTTTCAGCTCCAGGTTGTTAGGGTTGATATTTGAATCTCGGCTGTTAGAAGGTCGCCACTCGATGCGCTTAAAATTGCAGGAGCAGATACTGTACTAACGTTAAAGGCCAGGGTTGAACTTGCTAACTTATTAAATACGGCGACTATGAAGTCCTCCATGCCTGCAAGATTTCCCTGGTTATCGAATGCAGGTACAGCCATTAAAATCTTAAAATTTGCTAATGGTGAAATAGTCGCGTAGTCGTTATTGGTCGGCGTAATGTATGGATCAGCCGGAATCACGCTAACGCTGTTAGCCAGCAGTACCGGTGCAGGGTACGCAAAAGTAGACCATACGCCGGGATTAGCCAGCGCTGTTGCGATTGTAGTTCGCAGGGTAGTTATGGCTTTTGGTGGCATAACTAGCCTACTAACGATGAAGGATTAGCGTACGGTTGAATCAGGCCACGTACTCTGTTTACAAGTTGATAACCTAATTTATATGGCGATGGGCTGTAACCATCTATGCCATTAGGTGAACTTTGAGCGGTTTGCCGGGCCTGCCAGATATCAGTTGCCAAGACTAGCGCAGCTTGACGGATCGCTGGCGTGGTGGCGTAACTGGCTGTTTTCGTATCAGGCCCGGTCGCGGTACCGTACGGAAGGACACGATGGAAAATTTGATCAGCTGTAACTTTTGCGTATTGGATTAATGAATATCCGTTAGGGTAATTAGCCCAGGCCCAATTCCACCACAAAGCCGGAATACTATTAGAAGTACCATTTGACCAGGGCACGGTGCCGGTTAAAGTGTAAGTGCCGTTATAAGTTGAACCAGATCCTGCAATAGTGATGCTTTGACCGGTTACAAAGATACCTGGATTAGCCAGCATAACTGTTGCCACATTGTCTTGAACCATTGCAGCTACTACAGGCGCTGTGTTAAACCATAGGTATTGATTTAGTAAGTCCTCGGCTGTCTGGCATACGCTTTCTACATCTGAATCAGAGTACAAAGTACCAATCCCAAGATTACTTCTTAGTTCGGCAAGCGTGACATAAGTAGCTGGCACTTTGTACTCCTATCTTTAATTAGCTCTGTAGGGATAAGGGCTACTAAATCCCTACAGATTACTTTATCGGTTTATTAAGCCTTCATGTACTTGTAGATTCCACCAGGCATCTTGGCGATTGTTGCCATGAAACCGTAGATGGCTACCTGCACCTGTAAATTCGATACCACATTTACGCTCATATATGCCTGGCTGCTGCGATATACGGTAAACGCTTCTGGTGCAAGGATCAAAGCAGATCCATCATCGAATGTAGTCGCTGCGAAGTTTTTATCGACGTAGAGATCTAATCCAAGAACATTACCGCGAATGCTTGTAGGCGCTACTTGGCCAGCAGCATTCATAGGTTGAATCGCATTGTAAATAGGGCGACCAGTTGTATCAGTTGCACCCAGTAATGCCTGATATTGTGAAGGGTTAGCGATGTAATTCTGTGCAAAGTAGCCAGTATTTTTGTAAATATTAGCTGCTGCTTCAGAGGTGTAATCAATAATTCCAGTGCTGTCTGCTGTTTCATTTGATGCAGCAGTAGCGGCTGTAATTAATGCAGCTACTACAGCAGTATCAATTGCAGTTAAATATGCATTTTGTAACTGGGTAGTAAGCTCAGAATAGAAATTTGGATCGCTGCGCTCAAGGAGCTCGACCGATAGCGTATTCATACCAGAATATTTACTTACAGTTCCAGTCAAATACTCAGTTACCATTCCGGTATTTTGCACTGCTCCGGCTTCTGCCTCGACAGTTACTACCGGCGCTACTCCGGCTTGACCGCCAGCGCTTGTGACGAGTGACGGTACGCTGATTGTCATTCCGCTTTGCGGCAGGGTGCCCTGACTGCAGGCATCTATTGCTGGGGTACCGAATCGAGTATTAGTTACAAACTCTGATAAGTACTGTGTTGGATTGAATGCAGGGTTGGTTGCGAATGAGTCATCTGCTGCTGAAATGAATAAACGTGATTCATCTGATCCCAATGCAGCTTTGATTTTGTGCTCTGTGTACTTCGCCATTGAATCGATTGGTGAACGTACTGATGTACTGATATAAGGTGTTGCAGTTACAGGGCGTGCGGCTTCTACTGCTGGAGTATCTGCCTCTGCCTTAGTTTCGGTTGGCTCGGGATTTTTATCCACAGTAGCCTCGCTTTCTGTGTTGGTTGTTGGTTCGGTTGGTGCCGCTTCGCTTTCGCTTGCAGCTACTTTAGTAACGATTGCATCCGGGTAAGCCGGGCTTTCGACTAAAGAAACTTCGCGCATAATGGCGCTTGATACGACTAGCACGCCTTCCGCATTTTTCTTGGCTTTAACTACGTCTACGCCAATACTTAATGAACTTACTAAATCCTCGGCTGCCAGAGTTAAATAATCAGTGCCTTTTTGCGATGCGCTAACTTTAAAAGTGCCGTAAATTTTATCCTGGGTAACTTGAAAACTTTGAGCCCGGCCAATCGGATCATTTTGTGAATGCTGGGCTAATAATTTAATACGACGGGCTTCCGGTATTTCTACAGACCCGGTTTCGAAAATCACTGGGCCAGCCGATGTATTTCCGACAGTGTTAAACGGCAGTACGACACCGCTGATTAACCTACGGCCAGCATCTGAACTTTCTATTTGGCTGGCAAAGGTTAAATGTATATTTTCGATTTCCATTTATTCTCCTAGCTCGTTTCCAGGTGATAAGACTTGCTCATCCTCTGACTCATCCATGATTTCCTCGGACTCGTTGCCTTCAGGGGTCAAGTCCTCCATCTCTTTAGCGTCATCAATATCAATCAAACCAAGGCTCAGCATTTTTTCAATTACAGTTAATCTTGTTATTGCATCTGCACGCAAGAAGGTGTCATCTACCGCAAAGCGGACCACATTTGTACTGGCCGTCATATCATTCATGCTCAGTCTATTTTCGATGGCGCTAATATACGGTTGCAACGTATAAGCCAGAAATTCTTTTCTTGAATCCAGGATATTCTGATAAGTCATACTGTTATTCATATCAGCGGACAGCATCCAGGCCGGTACACCAAATAAACGGCAGACCTGTGTCGTAAGGAATTGCTGGGCCTCGTTATACATCATTTCTTTAGGACTAAAAGATGTTGGCTCGTAAGACAGTGTAGAAGTTAGGTACGCGGTACTTCTATTTAATCTAGCTGCTTTCCATGATGCTAATAAACCGCTTATTTGTTGTTCTGGTAAATCTGCTCCAGTATTTTTAATATAACCAGTAGGCATCGGAGTTGATGCACTTACTGATGCGGCTTTTTCTAAATCTAACGCTGCTTGGATTGTACGAGCGCCGGCTTGCAATATACCTGCGCCATTCAGGCCCTGGAATGTAATCAGGCTACCCAGTCCACTCATAGGCGCCCTTATTCCATCTACAAAGTACTCCTCAATTTCAGTACCGTATTTATTTGTAGTAAATGTAACGCGGTTATTTGCGATCCATTCGTATCTTGATCCTCGGCCGTCATCAGCATATTGCTCGACAATGCGCCAATACGCTAAATTGTAAAACATAAGGCTGTCTACGGTCCAAGCCATCGTAACGCTTCGCGGTTGCCTGTAATCAGGTTGATCTAGCCATAAAGGTTTACCGATTTCTTCACCGGTAGATTTTCTGTATAACTCAAGATCTAAACTTCCAATAACACCGGCTATTAAGTTTCTGCATCTGCTGACCGCAGGTACCATCATCGCGGCATCTCGATTAATTGATCCAATACCTAATGATGCTGATCCGGTATTGAAGTAACCGTATCCGTAAGTAGTATCCATTACGGCCGGTGCGTATTGCGCAGTTATTTTAGGGGTCGATGCAGGCGCCTCTGTGTTAGTAGCTCGTAAGCCTAAAGTTTCTAGTAATCCCATAGATACTATTTTCCCGTAATAGTCAAGCATTTAACGGGATCTTTGTAACGTGTCTACGATATAATTTTAGCCTCGGCCGGTGGCTCAGTTAGCACGTGAATCACCATAGCAAGTCCAATCGCAATATCTACGGGCCCGGCGGACTTCCTTCTTACGATTCTCCAGGCGCTATCATTGATTTTAGCAGCGCAGTTAGTTAAGTGATTTACCAGCGCATTCTGGCCAGAGTGCACCATTTTGCCGGTCGCCATCGCTTCGTGCATTTCACCGCATGCCTGGTAAAACTGCTGGCCACTGATATCTTTTACAGCTACGCCGGACCTTTCCAGGCGCGTGGCAATACTTTGCGTGGTGTATTTGTCGTAGCACACTGTACGGGGATAATATAAATCGCACCATTTCTTAATGGCAGCAGCTACTTGTAGCTCGTCTACCGATACCTGACTATGAAAGGTTTCTAACACCGCTACCCCTATTTTTCCAGTCGGTAATATTTGACCTAACACGAGCGACGCGTCGCGCCGGCTTGGGCTAACGTCGAATGCCATAACAGTTAGCGGTCCAGGCGATAGTTGCAAGCTCTTGTCGGCGGTGTCCTCTATGCTGCCGTGCGGCCAGGGACTGGCAAGTGAACTAATCCACTGGCATAAGGTTTCAGTCCTAAAATCCTCAATTGTATTTACAGCTAAAGATTCCTCGATAGATTCCTCGGTAATTAGCGTTCCCAGGCTTGGATTAGCCAAAGCCCAGCCTTTACGGTCGTTTACGGCCGCGAACTCGGGCGCGCTGTACTCATAGAAGCCAATTGACTCAGGCGGATGGCTCAGGCACTTTTCGCGCAGATTATTTAGCACTTCGCTGAATGCATCGCCACTATTAGAGCTAAAGTAGCTTTGAGAATTAGGCCGGGCCCGGGTTACAGGTAAGGCGGCCGCATAAGCCTCGGTAGTGATTTCTCGTAACTCATCAATCCATAAGAAGTCAGCGGTACGGCCTCGGCTTCCATCGCGGGTACTGGCTACTACGTCTAACCTGCCACCGCCATATTTAGATAGCATCTCGATTGACTCAGTACCGTTAGCCAGGCGTATTTGCTTGACCATTTTAGACAGCGACTCGTTAGATTCGAATAGGTAAACAATATCCCGGAAGTTAGTTAAAGCCATGCCCCGATTTGAGCTCATTATTAGCT